TCTATGAAAGCTACTCAATTAAAAGTGAGTAGAAAATGGAACTCAATGATGATGGGTTTGAAGATGCAAGGTAAGAATGGTATGTTCACACCGCCAACATATAGCCACATTTATAAACTAAAAACGGTGCAGCAGTCTAACGACAAGGGCACTTGGTTTGGTTGGGATGTATCTAGAGTTGGTCCAATCAGTGATCCGGGTATTTACAAGATAGCCAAAGACTTTGGGGCAAACGTTTCAAAGGGTGAGGTTAAAGTAAAACACGGAGAACAAGAATCCAAATCCGATTCACCGTACTAAGAACTTCCATTGGAAGATAGCGGGGCGGGAATGGGAGACTGGAACCGCCCCCAAAAAATTATTATGAGTGTTGAGAAATTTAGAAATATATTTAATGGATTAGAAGAAAGATTCGGCTACCACATTATAGACAAAGAAGAGGGTAACGGAGAGAAAAGATCAGGTAGATCTTATACATCAAACTATCCTCATACTCTTGAAATGTGGAAAGCACATTACACTGGAGAATCTTTTGAAGTTAAACAGCAAAACAAAAAAACAACAGTGGCAGACAGTTTAGGTATATGTCCAATAAATAAAAACAGTCAGTGCACGTGGGGTGCTATAGATTTAGATGAGTATAAGCCGGACTATAAAGAATTGTTTAAAAAACTCGAAAGTATAAACGTTCCTCTCTTACCTTTCAAGTCAAAAAGTGGTGGCATACACGTATATATTTTTCTTGACAAACCTGTAAAAGCTTTACTGTTGAGAGAGAAACTACATAGTATTAAAAATGTTTTTGGTAGTTGCAAACCAGATAAAATATTTCCTGTACAAAAATACATAGACTTAGATAAAGGTTCAGCAGGTAGTTGGATTAACTTACCGTATTACAAAGCAGAAAGCACAGAAAGATTTTTAATAAAACAAAACGGAGAACCTGCAACGATACAAGAATTTTTTACAATATACGAAAAAAGCAAAGTAACATTATCGCAACTTAAAAAATTAAAATCAAACATAGACGAAGGAGATAGTGGAGAGTGGTTTAAAGATGGACCACCTTGTTTACAAACTCTGTCTAAGTTTGGTGTATCACAAAGTCAAAGAAACGAAGTTATGTTAGACATGACTAGGTATATAAAACTAGCACATGGAGATAAATGGAAAGATAAAACAGGTGAGTACAACAAAAAATTTTTTAATCCTAATCTAGGATACAACGAAGTAAACAAAGTTATAGAATCAAGAGACAAGAAAGATTACCCATATAGATGTAATCAAGATTGGTTAAAGCCACATTGCAACAGAGAACAATGCATGCTTAGAAAGTTTGGTGTTGGAGGTGCAGGCGGTAACGCAGACATTGCACTCGGACCATTGTCCTTTGTAAAATCTTTTCCAAAGATATGGTATCTAGGTTTCAACGGTGAGGTTGTAAAACTAACATCAAAAGAATTAGTAAGACAAGATCTAGCAAGAGAACAAGCCACAGAGCAAACAGGTAAGACACCACCTAAAGTTAAAAACTGGGATCTACAAATAAGAACACTGCAAGTTAAAGCTACACCGATAGATGCACCAGAAGAGAGTAGCCCTACATACAAACTAAAAAGTTTATTAGATTCATTTGGATTTAAGATGAGAAGAACAAAAGATATAAAAAGAATTTTACGAGGACAACCTTACTATGATGAGAATAAAAAACTAACATACTTTATGTTTACAGGATTTTATGATTTTATCAAAAACCAAGAGTGGAAAAAGACAGAGAATGAAACACACATGATGTTAAAAGAGACGGCAGGTATATCAAGAGAAAAGATTCACATAGAAGGTAATATTAAGAAATGGGTTTATGTAATAGATCCAGCACAGTTTAGCGTAGAGGAGGAAGTAGAACAAGATGATGTTAACTTTCCAACACCGGAGTATTGATGAGAACATTTAAAGTTTTAGGTGGACCTGGTTGTGGCAAGACAACTGAAATATTAAACAGATTGGGACGGAAGTTTAGAGAAGGATTGGCTCCAAGTCAAGTTTTAATGATAGGTTTTGCCAAAGCAACAGTAGAAAATTTACAAGAAAGAGCCATAGAAGAATTAAAATTTACAGAAGCACAAGCTGAAAGTATTCAAACAATACACAAGTATTGTCTTGACAGACTTCCAATAAAAAATGTCTTTACATCAGAATACAAAAGAGATTTTAAAAACAAATTAAAGATAGATGAATCTAACTGGCAGTTTATTGATGGCGAACTTTCTACTGACGCAGAAGATTGTGTTGGTTGGGGCGATATAGAAGATAAAAAACTAGGCATTATTTTTGGACTAATTGGTTTAGCTAGACATAACATGTGTCACGAAATAGAAGACATATTAAACTATTACAATGAATCAGAGGATTATAAATATTCTAAATTAAAAAAAGCTGACATAGAGTGGGCACACAAAAATCTTACAGCGTACAAAAAACAAAACTTTCTCGTGGACTTTGAGGATATGTTATACAAAGCTCTTTCAGACAACGTTAAGTTTGGAGATTACAAAATGGTTATGGTGGATGAAGTTCAAGACTTAACTGATCTTGAATGGGCTGTGATAAAAAAATTAGCAAACAACACAGAAGAACTACATTTAGTGGGTGATGACGACCAAGCCATATATGGATGGAAAGGTGCAAAAGTTACCACATTTCAAAAATGGCCTTGTAAAGAAGAAGACATAACTATTTTAAATAAGACACATAGATTACCACACAATATACACTATTTTGTAACCCAAGAAATCATACCAGAAATAAAAAATAGAATGGGTAACAAATACCAAGTGGTTAAAAAAGATTTAGGTAAAATTTATACCACGTCTAATTTAGATGGATTAAGTAGAAGAGTAAAAGAATCTACCAGTATTATGTTTTGTGGTAGAACAAATTCAGCATGCAGACCTTACGTTGAGTTTTTAAAAGACGAAGGTATACCGTGGGAACAAAAAATTAGAGGTGGCAAAGCACAAGGTTTCCAAAGTAGTATTAATGCAGAAGACACACAAGCCATAAAAAACTGGCATGTATTAAAAACAGGTGGGTCTATTTCTGGTAGAGATGTTGTAAAACTATACGATAGATTAAAAGATGGTCTGATTAAAAAAGGTAAGAAGACTTATCTAAGCAACAAAGATACCTGCCCTAAAGAGTTTACAGATAAAGATAGAACCTTTGATTACAAAGAATTAAAAGAAAAATACTTTTTGTTAGCAGACGTAGACAAGTCTTGGCACGACTGCTTAACTTTTGAAACAACAAGAAAAAAATCTAGAGACAAACCAAATGCTTTGTTTGATGATGATTTAGATTACACAGAGTATGTAAAGTCTTGTTGGGACAAAGATAGAAATTTAAAGTCCAACATCTTAGTGGCAACTGTTCATGGAGTCAAAGGAATGGAAAGAGATGTTGTAGTATTATCTTGGGACTGGGGTGGAAGTCTTAGTTCATTTCGTAACGGTACAGAAGAACAGGAGGACGAAGAGGTTAGAACCTGTTACGTGGGAGCTACAAGAGCCAAGAAGACTTTAATTATATATCAACCACCTAAAGCAAACATCTTTCCTCTTCTAAACGTAGAATATGAACAGTTATAAAAAACAAATAGGAGGATCTCACTACAAGAGAATGGCCTTTCAGCCAAGTGAGTTCATCAACAAGAATAGGTTGCCTTTCGCGGAAGGGTCGGCTATAAAGTACATATGCAGACACACTGCAAAAGGTGGCGAGGAAGATATAAAGAAGGCGATACATTATTTAGAGATGATTCTTGAGAGGGACTATGCAGATACCGATATTTAAAGCGCAAACTGAATGGGTTTGTCCTGATGAGTTTCCTGATCTATCGAAGTATGATGAAATCGCAATCGACTTAGAAACAAAAGATCCTGATCTTAAAACAAAAGGCACAGCAGCTACAAGAGGCATTGGTGATGTTGTAGGTATAGCTGTTGCTGTAAAAAATTGGTCTGGATATTATCCAATAGCACATGAGAATGGTCCTAACTTAGAACGTAAAAAGGTTCTAGGTTGGTTTCAAGATGTTCTTAAAACAAGTGCAGATAAAATATTTCACAATGCCATGTACGATGTAATCTGGTTGCGAAGACTAGGGCTCACGGTACACGGAACAATCATTGATACCATGATCATGACTTCACTCGTTGATGAGAATAGATTTAGATATGATCTAAACTCTGTGTCATTTGATTTTACAGGTTTAAGAAAAGATGAAGCAACACTACAACAAGCTGCAAAAGATTGGGGTATAGATCCAAAAGCAGAGATGTACAAACTACCAGCTATGTACGTAGGTGAATATGCAGAAAAAGATGCAGAGATAACTTTAGAGCTATGGCAAGAATTAAAAAAAGAAATAGCGAGTCAAGATTTATCTTCGATAGTAGAATTAGAAACCAAAGTTTTACCCGTTCTTGTGGATATGAAATGGAAAGGTGTAAGAATAGATGAAGACCATGTAGAAGTTTTAGAAAACAAATTTAAAAAAACAATCGATAGTAATTTACAAAGAGTGAAAGAAGCAGTAGGCTTTCACCCTGAAATATGGGCTGCCGCAAACATAGCAAAGGTATGTGATAGCCTAGGGATAAAAGATTACGAGAGAACAGAGAAAACAAAAAAGCCATCGTTTACAAAAAACTATTTAGCAAATCACCCAAACAGAATATTAAGAAGTATTGCCAATGCAAGACAATTAGATAAACTTAGAAATACTTTTTTAGAATCTATAAAAAATTATGTTCACAAAGGTAGAATATACGCTGACATACACCAATTAAAAGGAGATCAGGGTGGCACGGTAACAGGTAGACTATCTTACTCACATCCAAACTTACAACAATTACCAAACTATTCTAATGTTGGCATGGGTATAAGATCTATCTTTATACCAGAGGAAGGTTGTGAATGGGGTTGCTTTGACTACAGTCAACAAGAGCCAAGACTTGTTCTACATTTTGCTTCTATAACACCTGGGATGATAGGTATAGGTGATATGTTGGAGAGATACAGAAGCGATAAAGCACCGGACTTCCACTCCGAGATTGCTGATTTAACTGGTTTAGAAAGAAGACAGGCTAAAGCTATTAGTTTAGGTCTGTTCTATGGTATGGGAAAAGCAAAACTTCAAGCACAGTTGGGTATAAACGACGATAAGAAAGCACAAGATATATTAAGATCGTACGACTACAAAGTTCCCTTTGTAAAAAAACTAATAAAACAAGTTATGAATAGAGCACAAGATAGAGGTAAAGTTAGAACACTATTAGGTAGATCTTGTAGATTTAATTTGTGGGAGCCGGCTCAGTTCGGTGTTCACAAACCACTTCCACACAACGAAGCATACACTGAGTATGGTCCACAGATAAGAAGAGCGTTTACATACAAAGCTTTAAACAAACTTATACAGGGGTCTGCGGCTGATATGACAAAACAGGCCATGGTAAATTTACACGCAGAGGGTATAATACCAGAGGTACAACTACATGACGAGTTAGATATTTCTATTGAAGATGAA